TTATATATTACATCATATGCTGTAATAGAATACTCAAATTCTGTTTCATTATAATGAACTTCTGATATATAAAATGTTGGAAATGTATCAAAAGCAGTAGCAACAGTAGAAGGGTAAGTATCTATATTTGGAATAAGTTTTACCTTATTATTTGCCTTTATTAAAGCGGGATTCGCTACATTTACTAATTTTAAATTTAATCTATGAGTTACACCAAAGCCGAAGAACTTGGATGTATCTCCGACTCTGGTAATTTCAAAACTCTTTATTGAATCCCTGTTAGTAAAGGCGACAGTTTGTGTAGCATCTTCCGCACTTGTAATGGTTGCGGTTACCGCAATTTGTCTTACTTTTGTTTCTATAGTGTTATTTGCTAACATCTGTCAACCTCCTGTTTATAATTTATAATTCAGTAAATTTTAAAGATACCTTATTAACAGATACCTTGTTTGTTTGTATTGTATAATACTCAATAGCATTGTCTGGTATAATGCAATCAACGTTTGTTTCTAATGCTCTTGTTTTTGGGTTTCTAAACGAAATCCGCACATTAAAAGCGTCAATGTCATTTTTTAACTGCGATGCTATTGTTTCATCAAGAGCAATGATTTCAACTTCAATAACTCTTTTTTGGTTTATAAAATCTACTACAGTGTCTCCAGCGGCATTTGTCTGTGCATTGTAGTTTGTACTTCTTGTGATTTTTAAACTGCTCGTATAAGAAGAATAATCATTGCTCCCTATCATAAAGTATGCCATATAATCCTCCTTATGCTAATACTAAATCTAATCTACCAGTTTGTCTGGTTAAATCGTTAACTGTTTGAATTGTTGTCTGCGCGAATGTTTTTCCATCAACCTGAAGAATAACAGGTGTAGGTTTGTCTCCACCACCGCCGCCTTTTATCTTCTTAGCGAGTTCATCAATCCACTCTGTATTATTCTCAAGCGGAACTACAGCTTCCTTACCAGCTTCACCAACAACAGCTAAAGTAGCGGAATCTACAATACCACCCTTAGCAAATTGCGGTACATCGAGTTTATCTAACTTACTAATACTAACACCTGGAATTGCATTAATTACACCAATAGCACCATTAATAGCTCCAATGAAACCATTAATAATACCTGTGGCGGTGCTTAATACTCCATTAATAGCGCTCTTAACTGCACCTGAAATACCATCGCCAACCTTTTGTCCGATACTAACTGCAAAACTACCAATTTTAGTTAAAGCCTGTGACAATAAGTTACCAAGTGCGGAAAGTAACTGTCCTGCAATTTTAGGAATTGCTTTTACAATTTCTAAGAAAAGCTTAAGGGCGGCCGCTGCAATCTTAGGAATGTTTCTCGCTATTGTTGACACTATTGTTTCAATAATTTTCGGAATTGCCGCAACTAACGGAGGTAGGATACGCGGAATTGCATCTATTACAGCAGTAAAGAGGCTAATTGCACTATTTAAAATTGTTGGTATGTTCTCTGTTGTTGCATTAACAATAGTATCAATAATTTTAGGGTATGTATCAATCAACACTGGTAAAATAAGCGGGATTGCATCCACAAGAGCAGTAAATAATTGAACTGCCGCATCCAATATAAGATTAATACTGTTAATTGTTGTTTCTATAATTGTTTGATAAATTCTTGGTAATGCTTCAACTAATGATGTAATAAAAATCGGGATTGCATCAACAATAGCCATAAGTAATTGAACTGCCGCTTCTATCAATTGCGGAATAGCTGATATTAAGCTTTCAATTATTAATGGAAGTATCTGCATTATCGCTTCTACTATTGTAGGTAAGATTTCAGCTAGTCCTTCAATTATAGCTGTTATACAACCTATTAATCCTTCTAGAAGAATAGGTACAGCATCTAATAAAGCTTGTAGTAGTTGAGGAATAATCTGCATTATTCCTTCAATAACAGTAGGAAGTGATTCAACAATAGCAGAAACTAATTGAATTCCGGTTGTTGCGATTGCGGAAATCAGCTGTGGAAGCATTTCCCCAATCCAACCCATTACTTGCGGTGTCCACTCTATTAAAACTGATGAAATATTCTTCAAAACTGTTTGGATAACAGGTATAATGTTTCCCGCAAATGTTTTTACGGTATCTGCAAGATTAGAAATAAGTTCATCTAGATTACCGTTGTTTTGAGCTATGCCAGTTAATAGGTTTGTCCATGCGGCTTTCATACTTGCCGCACTACCAGAGATTGTCTTCTTAGCTTCTTCTGCTGCTGTTCCTGTAATGTTCATTTCCTGTTGAACTACGTGAATAGCGCTATAAACATCATTCAAGTTATTAATATCATAGTGAATTCCCGATATTTTTTCTGCGTCTGCAAGTAAACGTTGCATTTCTTCTTTTGTTCCACCATAACCCAGCTTTAAATTATCAAGCATAGTATAGTTACCTTTTGCAAAACCTTGATATGCGTTCTGAATACTCTCCATAGATGTACCCATCTTGTTAGCGTTATCAGCCATATCTGATATAGCCATATTACTTATTTCTGCGGCGGCCTCTGTATCTCCGCCTAAACTCTGGAGTAAGCTAGCACTGAACGAGGTTGAGATTTTCATGTACTCGTTAGCGCTCATACCCGTATTTTTGTAAGCATCCTTCGCATATTGCTGTACTTTTGCTGAACTATCCTTGAATAGTGTATCTATACCACCAACTAACTGTTCGTATTCCGCAAAATTACTAACTGAGCTTTTAACAAGAGCGCCAATGGCAGCAGTACAAGTGGCAGCTGCGGCACCTGTTACCTGGGCTGCCTTCTTCATACCATTGCCAGCCGCTTCCCCAATTTTACTGAGTTTTGATGAACCTTTCTCTGTTTTATCAACTTCTCCTTGGATTGCCTTCAAAGCTTGTTGAGCTTGCGCAACATTAGCCGAAATGATAATTTGTAAACGTTCATTCATTTATTTTTTTTGCACCTCCTCAAATTTTTTGTTGTAAGCTTGTGCAAATTGCATAAAGCGTAAAGCGGAAACCTCTGCTTTAGCTTTCTGTTTTTCCTCTTGTAATTGTTGGCTATCAAATAAGGATGGATAAACTTCAGAAATTTCTGGGAGCTTATTTTGAGCAGAGAAACCTCTCGCAACACTTCTACCAATTAAATCGGCTAAAATGTAATCGAAACTTGCTTTCTCCTGTTGTTCTGCTTTCTTAACACGTGCCTTACTCTCTACAGCTCTCTCCACCTCGGCTAGAGTCATATTCCAAAAGTCCTGCTCTGTGATGCCACTGTCGAGGGCCACCGCCAACCAATCAAAGATTCTATCTTTTATTAAAAAAGGTGCGGGAGAGGAGTTATTCTCTCCCCCGCCCGCTAGTTTTTTGATTCTTCCTCTTGTGGAGCTTCATCCTTCATTAATCCAGATACTTTATAGAGTTCCACAATATCATAAATAAAGTCTGTTGGCATGTGTCCGTCTTCAATATAATTATCAAAAATATCGTAAGCATCATTAAGTGTTAATCCATGCTGATATTTCTGTAAGCTCTGATGCAAAATATTTACCATTACTGTTACAGATGGAATTGTAGTGCCATCCATACCAAAAATACTAATAGGATTCATACCAATAGCTTTCTCTAAAGAGATAATGTCTCTTGTAGTAAGTCTTAACTTATAAACGTTGTCTCCAACTTTAAATTCATAAAATAACATAATAAATTCTCCTTTTTATTAATTATTAATTATTAACAATAGTAAAATAGAAGGGCGGAAGGAAGGAGATTAACTCCGCCCCTCTGTCCTTAACGTTAAGGTATTAAGCCCAAACCATTGCTGAATTTGGCTTAACTGATAAAGTATAAGTAAGTGCGGCATTTACACCAACACCCGCTAATTTAACTGAAGCTGTACCGCTAAAAGTACAAGTAGTTTCGTCTGGTAATTCTACTTTCCATTCTACTGTTCCACTTAAACCCTGAAGTGTTGCGAACTGTGTCTTCTCATATAAGAAAACAAAAGCAAGTGAATCACCGTAGTTAAGAATTCCGTCTGTGTACATATGTGCGGCATCTGATAAAACTGTTACTTCAATAGCCTCGCTATCTCCGCCTAACTCTGGAATTTCTTGTAAATTTGTAAGCTCTGTGAATGCCTGTTCACCGCTTGCCTTATAGCTTAATTTAATTCCTTTAGAAATTACTGCCATAATAAACCTCCATTATTCAAAATTATTCAAAATTTTCTAAGGCTGTTGCTTCATACAACATTACCTTTTGTATCATCGTGCTCTCATTATCGTATAGTTCTCTACAACTTATTCTTGTCCAACCAAGAGGACGAAGTTTATTGTCTATCTGAAGAGCATATTTTTGCAAATCTTCTAATTTATTACCCCATACTTTAATTTGATATTGCAATGAACTATAGCCTATTGTATCTCCTGTTTCGCGGGAAGCATTATCTACTTCCATATAAGAGATGCAAGGGGTAGCGAGTCCCGAATGTAACTTTAATTCGTAATGGGTTGGTAAAATAGTTTTGAGAGCACTTACTAATTCTGCATGATAATTAATCATTTTTTATACTCTCCTTTAATAGTTTTAGTATTTTATTACGATTTTCATTTAAAGCGGGATGCATAAATGGTTGAGGCTTCATTCCGCTTGTAGTGTGCCAATGTCCGTCATCATCTTTATAGCACCAAGGAACATTTGCGCGGCCGCCCTTGGTAGCGAACAGGCCAGTTCCATATTCTATATAGGGAGCATATTCAAGCGGAGTATAAACAATACCTACCGTTTCTCCGTTCTGTTCCTTTACTTCACTAGCTATTGAGTTTCTCAATGCTCCAGTATCCTTTGGGGCTTTGCGCTTTGCGTCACCCTCGACTAGTGCTGTAGCTTGTTTAAGCGCTTCCGCATACTTCTCAACATCAGCAAGCGATTGTAATCTCTTATCGAGGCTCTCTTTGCCACGAATTTCTACTGACAACGACTACATCCTCGCAAGGTATACTTTTTTATAGCGCCCTTGTGGAGCTACGTAAAGTACTTTTAGCTTATGTTCGTTGTAGTGTATTACGTAAGCGTCTGTGATATTTGCATCTAGCGTTAAGGCTGCATACTGGGCGCCGCTATAAAGCGTATTATCATCAAGAACTTCATTAGTTAAGTAAATAGCCATCTTTATTTTTCCCTCTTGGGTTTCTTCTGTTGGCTGTCCATATGCATCTTCTACAATAGAAAAAACAGAATAATCGTAAAGTCGCATGTCTGGGGCAATCATATTAGAAAACCCCAAGCACACGTTTTCTATTTAATACTGCTATAATATCTGCGGGAAGGCCGTCTATATAGCTCTCTGAAACTCCGCTAAAGGATTGACTAGCCAAACCCTCAGTGTGAATTCGATTTAACTTAATAACGGTAATCTGTTCCGCAATATAGCGCATTGTGGCATCCATAGTACAACCACAATATGCCTCAACCTCTGCCGCGCTTTGTCCATAAAGTAGCTGGATAAGAGCGTCGGAGTAGTTCCCCGCGCTCTCACCAAGCATAAGTTTAATTTCTTCTAGCATTGTAATCCTCCTTTTGTTCTAAAGGATTGATTATTCAGCAGCTGCCTTAACCTTGCAAATCTTAGAATTATCAACAAGAGCAGCTACATAAGAACTTCTAAGGTAAACTGAGTTAGTTCTTGTATCAGCATTTCTATCCTGCTCAACTTCTACGTCCTTCTTAACGAAAAGCTTAATAGCTTCCGCAGTCATTACGTAAGCTTCAGTTGTAAGTGCCTTAGATGCGATAACTGGGATACCAGCTACAGTACCAACCTGTCCATTGTAAACTACTTCACCCTGTCTTGCAGCTACATATACATCGTCTTTTCTTAAAGCAGCTTTCCAAGTATTAGGAATGATGATAAAAATCTTGCTTTCATCTTCTAAGTTTAATTCTGAAATAGCATCAACAATAGAATCGTAAGAAATAACTCCTGAATGTGGGAATGTTACAATCTTAGTTGCCTTAGTTGCTTCTGTTAAGAAGTCAGCTGTCATCTTGTTTGCCATTACCTGTGTAGCACCCTTAAGCATGTTATCTACAATAGTAGGATCTTTCATAAAGTCTTCATCGCGGTAATCGAATGCCTGCTGAACTAACTTTACATTGTAATCTGTACCTACATAAGCAATTGAGCCGCGGGCTGCCGCTGTGTTACCTGCTCCAGCTGCGAGTTCCTCTGCTGTACCTGTGTAAGTGTAAACGTTAATTGTCTTTGTCATACCTGCTGATTGTGTAAGACTGTCATCAACAGTCATTAATGATTTTGTGTTAATTGAAGTAGTAAGTAAGTCATTTGCCTTAGCTTCTACAACTTTGTTAGGGTATACTGTGTTCATATAATTTCCTCCATTTATTTTTTAATTAAATAATTTATTGAATAGTTCTGGATTTGAACTAGCCAATTCGCTCATCTGTGCGATGCTCATCTTTTTCGCATCTTCTTTTGTTAATTGTGCGGTTGATGCTCCATTTCCTTTAGGAGAGCTACCTGCAAGGCGCTTTTCAACTTCAGCCTTAACAGCAGCCTTAAATAACTTATCTAATTTATCAATATTTGCCTGTGACTCTGTTAAGTCTTCGCTAATAGCAACAATGTCTGCGAACTCCGCACTCAAACCGCGGCTTGATAATACTGACTTAAGTTCAGACTTGTTCTTCTCCATCTGGAACTCCGCCAACTTTTCCTCAAGCTCCGCAATTCTACTATCTTTCTCAGCTTTTTCTCTTTCAGCACCATCAAGCTTAGATAGAGAAAGCTGCTTTTCATATTTCTTTTGCTGTGTCTTTAATGCTTGACTAACCCTCTTATCTGTTTCACTCTGTAAAAGAGCAAGAACTTCTTCCTGTGTATAAGTTTTAGCCTCTTTAGTTGCTGTTTCCTCAGCCTGGCCTTGTGCTGTTTCAACAACAGCTGCATTAGTGTTCATATTTTCGTTTTCCATAATTTTAATCTCCTTTGAGTTATGCGGGAACCCGCACCCCTCCTCTTTTTTTATTCAGTTTTTGTTTAAAGTTTAACCCCTGTAAAAACAACTCTGATTGCTCTATATCTACTACAAAAGTAGAGAATATCCGTTTCCCGCGTGTGCCCAGCGGGATTTAAAAATTTTTTGGATTAATCATCCACCGCAACAATAGGAACAATACAACAGCGGCAGTTAGGGTGGAACGGAACTGGAATCTTTTCTTCTATTCTGTATCTTTTGTTCTTACTGTGTGCGCATTGCTCGCAGCCTCCATCCGATAATACTTCGAATTCTTTTATTCCATAATCTTTGTATCTTTGTGCGGCAGCCTCGTTCTGGATATGTGACATTTCAGTTCTAACTAATCTATCAGCCTCATTATGGCTTACCGCAAATTCTGTTTGTAAAAGCTTCTTTAATTCAGTTGTTTTCTGCCCTGTAATAATACAGTGTGATAATTCATCATTTAAGGCTTGTTGAAGGCGGGCGGTGTTGTTCCATACTCTCTGACTCCAGTTCTTTCCATCCGCACACCAAACCGCATTCACCATCTGAGCGGCGGTTCCCGCATCAACAGTAGTAAAGGTAGATTCGGTAGATTTAAGGGCTAAATTCAAGCTTTCATAAACATTAATGTAATGCTCTACAAACTTTTTACTTAATAATGCGGCAGTCTTATTTCCTAATTTATTTAGTTCTTCTGTTAATTCCCCTTGCATAACCCAGTATTTTTCTAGCTTATATAAATCTGCGGGAGTTGGTTGTTCCCCCGCAGACTTGGCTAAGAGTTCGTCATACAAGATTTCAAACTCTCTAATCACTTTCTTTTGACAAGAGGAATAGTATTTAGCAAGTTGTTTATTTGCGGCAGCCGCACCCACGTCTGTGAGTCTCTGAGCGGTTTCCGCACTTCTCTTTGCCCAATAATTATTCTTCATCGCTTACTTCCTCTTCTCCTGTTTTAAAAGCTCCTTGATAAATATTTACATTATTTTGTTTCTGCTCTTGTATTGCTTCCATTTCCGCATTCACATCTTGAATAAATGGAATCTGTCCTAGAAGTGCTTTATCAGAAACAATACCCTGTAATTCTTTAACAACTTTAATGTAGCTATTTTCGTCTTCTGGTACATTACGTTTAAAGCTGATTTGAATGTCGCGGAAGACTTCTTCACCAAGCTTAAGTGATGCAATTCCGCAAATAATCTCAATTCTTCTTTGCAATGCTTTCTTCATATCTGCGGCAATGGCAGCAGCTCTTGTTTCCATTCCAGTTAAGCGGTACTTAATAGCTACTCCTGAACTAACTCCGCCAACAAAAGATTCAGAACTGAAATCTGGACAAGCGGCAATGCGGTAAATGCTATTGTGAATTCTCTGTAAGATATTCTCTACTTGAGTGTCACTTGCATTTTTAGTTAGGAAAGATGCGGTTGCTCCTTCTGGTAGCATTAACATAGAACCCGCTTTAATTTTCTCTGCATCTTGTGCTGATTGAACATTTACATTTGTTAAAACAAGATAAGCATCACAGAAAGCAGAGAAATCATCGATTTCCGCAGACATAATCTCATTTGAAGCATCCTGTAAACTTAAAATACAATCGAATACGCTTTTTTCATCCTGTAAATTAAAAATATTAGCTGGGCATTGTCCAAAGTAATGAGGTTCCTCGCTAACAAGAGTAAGGAATCCCGCATTTACACCATTCATAGTATAGTGCTTAATATAAGCATTATCATATACATCTACGTTGTATAAATCACTATCATCCCACTCGCTAGCCTTGTACCATCTAACAAAATAAAGTAAATCATTACTCAAACTATCATCATAAATACCAAAACAAGAGGTAGGGTTAATGAGGCGGAAGCGCACCTTTGCACTCTCATCGGTGTACATTAATTCTGCGGCAGTTCCATAGATAAGAGCGTCAAGCAAGAAATCTGAATCCTCATCCTGATAATCATTATACTTAAGGATTTCCATAATATCTGTAATATCCTCTTCACTACTGTAGGAGATACAACCCGGTGCCGCCATATATCCACAGTAGCTATCAGTAATGTTTTTACAATAATTTGTTACAACGCGGGAATGGGCTTTGTCTTCATTGATGTAGCTCTTCTGTAGAATAGCCTGCCCGCCATCATAATATTTTTTCATTTTTTCTAAGTATGGCTTTCTGTTTAAATTAAACCTATTAATCATTTTCTCCAATAGAGAAACAGTAAGTTCAGTGTCTTTACTTATATGAAACAATTTTTATTCCTCCTTTATTGAATTATTATTTCTTTGGAATATACCTTTTAAAATTGCAAGTACTAATACAATCGCGCATCCATGCCAGAATGTAAAAACAAAAGGAATAGCAAAAGCCCAGCATATAAAAGTACCAATTCCCCAAAATATCAATCCTTCTAAACCTATAATTGCGGCAATTCCTAAAATAATAATTAGTATTGCAATTAAACTTCCTATCATAAAAATCTCCTTTCCTATAAACCTAAAATAGATTTATCAAATACTTGAATTGTTGTTTGTGTGTAAATATCTGAGTAGGCATAGCGGCAAGCGTCTATTGCGTGCGAGAACTCGTGTGTGGTGTCCTCTGTCCACTCCCCTGTTTGCTTACTCTGTATATAGCTAAAATTCTCTAGTTCATTAATAAAGTTCTTACATGTGGGTTTCACTATAATCTCGTTATCTTGTAGAAACATAATTCCCGCCTTAACGCTATCTTTACCTTTTTTACAAGGTACTGTGTTAATGCCTTCATTTCTAAAAAACTGAATGGAGCGGGGTTCCGCTGCATCCACATAGACTCTGCTCTTGTTTAGTTGCATTTCTTTTAATGCAGTTGCCAATTCCGAAAGCTGACATCCAGACTTGTAGAACTCATTGAATACGTATATCTTTTTGTTTTCCCTATCATAAAGGGTGTCTATAATTGCGGTTTTGTCTACCCAACCTAAATCCATTCCCGCCCTATGTTCAAGTCCTTTGCTCGCAAGCTCTAGGGCATCGAATTCTTCTGTTCGCCATTTAGTAAGTACTAATCCTTCTGGGTTAACTCCCCATTCACCATCGCAGAAAATACGTGCTTTTGCGGGATTGCGCTTATATAAGTCTTCTAAGGATTTAATATATTCCGCACTTAAAAATGGATTATCCTTATATGTAGAGTGTATATAGATAAAGGACTCTGGCGGTTGTTCTTCACAAAAGTGATAAAGCCAATGGTTTTTATTAATCGGGTTAAAAGCCATTATAATTTGCTGATTTTGTGTTGCACCTCTTAATCTTAAATTTAACTGTTCAACAATAGCCTGAGGTACTTCAAAGGCCTCTTCCACAAAGATAACTCCAATATTGTTTAATGAAAGTAACTTTGTTTCTTCATCGAGTCCAGTGAAGATAATCTCGCTACCATTCGCAAATTTAATGTTAAAATCAGTTTCTCTTATCTTTACGTAAGGTGTTAATTTCCATTTACTAATAATATCTTTAAATAATGAAAAACAAGTATTGCGGATTGTAGCTCCTGTTCTTCTACAAACCAAGACTTTTATGGGTTCGCGGCAGCACCTTACTATTATTTTTTGCGTGATGAAGTAAGATTTAGCACTTCCCGCACTCCCCATATAAACTTCCCAGCGGTGAGAATAATCCAACAATAGAGGAAAGTATTTAGGAGTGAATAAACTTTTACTTAATTTTAAATTTACTTTACCCATTTTTTACTCCTCTATTGTTACATCTATTGTTATATCGGTATTCACATCTGCTTGTATCTTCTGTGCAGCTCCATAGTTGCGGTTATCTAGTATATATTTTGCAGCTTGGAAGTTATCCTTCTCGATTAGGCGAGACATAGCCTCGATTGCTGGCCCCTCAAGAGCAGAAAATGCTTCATGAAGAGTTTCCGCATAACGTTCATTCCAATTATGTGTGTTGCGGTATTTCCAGGATTCTATTGTCCTTGAAGCTATTCCAATAGCATTAGCAACTTGAGTAAGACTAATCCCAGGATTTTCTCTTACCATCTCTAAGGCACGCTGAATACGCGCTTCAGTTAGTTCTGATGATGGCTTACCCATAGTATCTTCCTCCTTTTTTATTTTTATTCTCATGTATATATATTTTAAAAATGCGGGAAGTGGTTTATCCACTTCCGCTTAAAAATTTGGTTTTTCTGCTTTAATAGTATCGATGATAAGGTTTGTGATATATTCCTTAGGAACGAGGAATCCCTGACTACCATCAAATGTTCTAGCTACTCGTAGTACATTCTTGTTTCTCGCTATGAATTCCTTTAACTCAGGTACCTTTATCATATAGAAAAGTTTCTTGCGGGAATCCCCATACGCAAGTAAGTCAGCTTCACAGAACTCAAACCAACCCTTCCCGCCTTTAGAGCGGGGATTAGCGAACTCAATAAAGAGGTTACCTGTTGCAGCAATCCTACTGTCCCACTTCACCTCGATTTTTGAAACATTTCCAGTTTCGTTATTAGTAGCTATTAAATCAATATCTTTGTACCAATAGTCAGGATTATCTGAAACATCCTTTACTGAATAGTTGTGGTTGCGGAGAGTGGCTTTGAGTTCCCATTCCCCAGGATTGTGAGGTTCAAAAATGGCATTGAGCTTTTCTTCTTCTATATTGCTTACCATATTACTTTACCTCCTGCTTATGTTTTTTGCTCTCTACTAAGATACCTAGTCTTGTCTCTATATTATCTGCGGTGTCTTCTATTCGCTGCCAAGAATCGAGAATCTCATCTAGCTTTCTACTCATTTCATCATAGAACTCTGCTTCCTTATTGCGAACTTCCGCTCTGTTATCTCTCTTGTTAATCTTCATAATGTTTTACTCCTTTTTCCTTTTGTTATTTGGGCGCTTGTTTCTCACCCCTACATCTATATAAGAAAAATGCGGGAATTGCTTTTACCGGTGTTGTCCAATGGTATTAAAAATTTTTTTGGGTGCCGGTTTGCGCTTCCCGCATTTATTACTTCCTATTGTTTTTAAATAAATTTGCCATTTTTTTATTTTTCACAGTAAAATGTTTGCCGAATTAAAAACAAAAGCAAAACAGCTAACAGGAGCAAAACTACAGGAAGATGTTTTTGGTAAGACACACTCTCTTTTTTAACAAAAGCAAAGCAATAAATGCGGGAATGAGTGCTTCAATGCATCTATGTACATAGCTTTGACACACCCAACCCAGATTAATGAGTTACATACCGCTTCCCGCAAATTTCTTATTGAATATTTTCTTTGTTTTCCTTCTGTTCTCTTTCTCCTAAAAATTTATTTAATGCAATGCGGGAATGTTCTGGTATAGGTTTATTAGCATCCATAATTCTTTTCCAGAATGCTCTATCTTTAATCTCGCATTGTCTACCGATTCCCGCCAATGACAAATGTTCTTTTTTAGAAATCTGTATGATTTTCTCTCTTTCCTCTTTTGTTATAAAATCTCTGTTTTCTATCATATTTTATTCTCCTTTTCTGAATTTTCTAAAAGTTTAGTAATAAAGGAATGTCCTTTCGCATACACATCAGAGTGCTTACCAGTATTAACTATATTAAGTATTGGATTATACTTCTTAATATATGCGGCTTCCCTTGCTCTAAGAATCTTCTTATTGGGCTCGCAGAACTCTAGTACATCGCACGTTATAACAAGGCCCGCCGCATACGCTTCCCGCAATACTCTATACTTTTCCTCTTGGTATTCCTTTTGTTTAAAGTTATATAAGGTGTTGAATTTATGATCAACCCATCTTCTTAAAAGATTTAAAGTTTCTCCTATATAAACCAATTGCCCTTCAATATAAATTCCATAAACGCCAGCCTTACCAAAAAACTTATTTCTTATAGATGAAGGGATTGCTTCCATTATTTCGTTTCTTTTTTGGCTAACTGCTGCCCAATTTTTAGCCATTTGCTTTTTCCTCCTTAAAATGCTCAACTATAATAGTTGTGTTATCAGCAATTATAGCTAATGACTTAGCGATGTCAAGAAGCGCTATTGTTTTAGCGGTTTCTTTTACAGCCTCTCCGCTGGCAAATCCTGAATCGTTAAATACATCTAAAGTATTAATTAATAAATTTGTTTCCTCTAATTTATTCATAATATCTCCTGTTTTGTCCATGTTTATTTATCCTCCTTTCATCCCTTCATATATATATGATTTTTGGAGTCAACAAATTATGCACTGTTGCCCAGCGGTATTAAAAATTTTTTGAACAATTTTCTGAACAATAGAAAAGAAAGGCGGGAAGGTTTTTATTCATTTTTAAGGAAAATTTACCATTTTTTATTTTTGACGAACATTTTATCATATGAATAAAAACAATAGTGAAAGAGTTAGCTACACAATTAGTATTGCATTATATTTTCAGAGTTTCTCAACAGAAGAAAAGCAAAAAGAATGCGGCAGCCGCTGCTTACATGCAGTATTGGAGCAAGGTTACATGCAGCATTGAAGTGAGCATTCCCGCATTTTAAAATTTAATTAAATTTGCCATTTTTTTCTTGAAATGATAAAATATTCGTATAACTATCTTTCTCTTGTTCACAGCTTATTACATGAATAGTATTGCATTACATTTTTAGAGCTTCTCTCAACAAAAGAAAAGGAATAAATAAGCGGGAAGGGGGTTACCGCTGAAAGCTAGTTTTAATGCTGCATGACACTTTCAAAAATTAGGCAAGTGGATAAAACTGCTTAAAAAAATTAGGCAATGGTGGAAAAAAACTTTGAAAAATTTTGGGCACGTTCCAAAAATGGATTTTCGCCAAAAATTATATATATAAGGGAAGTTTGGGAGGGGGCGCATTTTTTTATTATATATTTATTATATATATATTTATTATATATATTTATTATATATATATATA